AAAATTAAACATTTACGAAGGAAATGAAGTTGTAAAAACTTACACAGCACAGTCTTTTAGACTTTCAACTGGTGTTGTTAGAGGTATTATCAAGTTTATCGATGTAGATAAATTCGTTCAAGACGGTAAAATCAATGAAGAAAAAGCAGTTATTGAAGCTTTTAAGATTATCACAAAATCATTTGATAGTTTCGTACAACTATTAATGGATATTTTTCCAGACTTAACAGAAGAAGAATGCGATAAAACTGACATTATGGAAGTTGCTCAAATTATTGTAAAAGCAGTAATGGAAGCGTTTGCAAACTTAAATAATGTTGCAAGTAAAAAAAAATAGACAATAAAAAATCAGTTCCTGCTACACTTTATCAAACATTATTTGATTTAGAAATGAGCTTAATTGGAAATTATAATTTGAATTATTTTCAGATTGAGCAAAGCAGATTTACTGATTTTTGTGAATATGTTTCACAGCTTAATGACTACCACGAAAGAAGAGAAATGGAAGAAAAAGAAGCCGCACGAGATTCGGATACGTGGTTTTAATCTTAAAAAGACTGGTTTTTGTGCCAGTCTTTATTTTTTTATTCATTGTTTTTTGAATATTCTCTCTGCCAATCATTCCATTTAAGTTGTCCACCATTAGCTTTATATTCTTTGTATAATATTGACTTTCTTTTTTGGGTTTCAGAGTCTTTTCTTCTATGTTCTTCCGAATGTTTTTTACCTGTCCAATAACGAGCATTATTTTCAGATATTTTTCTTCGAGTTTCTTCTGAACATTTTTTACCCTTATTGCTTTCAGAATCTTTTCTTCTATGTTCTTCAGAAAGATGTTTGCCTTTATTCCAAGTTGGGAGTCCTTTATGACCTTCTGATATATTTTTTCTAGCTTCTTTTGAGAGCTGCCAATGACAACCTTGAGTAGAGTATTCACCACCGATTGATTTGTTGTACCCAAACTCAGGATTATTGCTTTTATAATAAGCAATTAATTCTATTTCTTTTTGACAAGCTTCTTCTTTTGATAGGTTTTCAAATAAGATTTCGTGGGCGAAATTATCCCAGCTATATTTATTTATAGCTTTCCAAAAATGAGTATTTTTTCTATAACCTTCACCATTTTTACACCACCGCTTTTCAGGCTTTCTACAAGTTATTCCTATATAAACTTTATTAGAAGGGCTAGTGTGCTTATACACTACATAATTATTTTCTTGCATATTGCTTTTCTCCTTGCTTGAAACCTTGAAAGGAGCTCCGATTCCAAGCAAGGTATTAAGCGTATATAATATTAATTATATATTAACTAATTAGTAATATAAGATAGAAAAGGATTTAATATATGGCTAAAAAACAGAATACGATAGGTATGTCTTTTACAGCGGACACTATTGACCTTAAAAATGGTATTAAGCAAGTAAAAGATGAAATTGCTAAAGCAGATAAAGAGTTTCAGAAAAATACCGCTTCAATGGATAAGTGGTCAAATAACACTGAAGGCTTAACAGCTAAACTTACTCAATTAAATACTAAATTAGACGCTCAAAAGCGTTCAGTAGAACTTTATCAAAAAGCTATAGAAGAGGTTTCTGCTAAAGAGGGAGACCATAGTGTTGAGCTCGAAAATCTACAGAAAAAGTTAGTTGACGCAGAGATAGCCGTAAAACGTACTGAAAAAGAAGTTAGAAAATATTCAACTTCCTTAGAAGATGTTCAAGCTAAAGAAAAAGAATCAAGTTCATCTTTAGGTAAACTAACAGACAAGATTAAAGAACAAGAAGCTGAATTATCTGATTTAGAGGACGCTTATAAAGACACTGTAATCACTTATGGAAAAAACTCTAAAGAAGCAAAAGCACTTAAAGGTGATATTGAAAAATTATCTGGTGAATTAGACGACAATAAAAAAATTGTTGGAGATGCTGAAAAAGCACTTGATAATTTAGAAGACCAATTCGATGATACTGCTGATAGTGCAGATAAGTTTAGTGATGGTATAGATGGTTTAAAAGATTTAGGTGGTAAAGTAGCTGGTGGACTTGGTGCTATAGTTACTGGTGTTGGTGGTTTAGCGACTGCATTCTTAGCAACAGCGGAAGGAACTAAAGAATTCCGTACAAATATGGGTAAACTAGAAACTTCATTTACTGAAGCTGGTTTAACTGCTGATGATGCTGCTGAAACATATAAAAACTTATATAGTGTTTTAGGTGATGAAGGTCAAGCTACAGAGGCTTCAACTTTCTTAGCAAAAATTGCTGATGATGAAAAAGAATTAGCTGATATGACTCACACCCTTACAGGTATATATGCTACTTTTGGAGCTGCTCTTCCACTTGAAGGTTTAACAGAAGCCATTAATCACTCATCTACTCTTGGTTCTGTACAAGGAAATCTTGCTGATGCACTCGAATGGTCAGGTGTAAATGTTGATGGTTTCAATGAACAATTAGCTGAATGCTCTGATGAAGAAGAAAGACAAGCCCTTATAATGGAAACATTATCAGGTATATATGATGGCGCGGCTGACACATATAAAGAAGTAAATGCTGATGTTATAGCAAGTAATGAAGCTCAAGCTAGTTTATCTGAAACAATGGCTGCTTTTGGTGAAAAGGCTGAGCCTATTTTAACAATAGTTAAAGATGGTTTTAACTCAATAATGCAAGAAATCTTAGCTCTTATGGAGAATGTAGACTTCGAAGCATTAGGTGAAAAAATAAAAAGTGGATTCTCATACTTTACTGACACAATAATTCCTGCCATTAAAGATGGATTCCAATGGATTATGGATAATAAAGATATTCTCATTGCAGGTATTGTTGGTATAGGAACAGCAATGCTAGCTTGGAATGTTGTTTCAATAGTTCAAGGTGTTGTGGGAGCAATAAAAGCTTGGACAGTTGCAACTGAAGGTATGACTGTAGCTCAAAAGTTATTAAATTTAGCAATGAAAGCAAATCCAATCGGAATTGTTATCACTATTATTACTAGTTTGATAGCAGTAGTTGTTACTCTTTGGAACACAAATGAAGACTTCAGAAATGCTATTATCAACATTTGGAATAAAGTAAAAGATGGTATTGCCTCTGCAATTAATACAGTTAAAACAAAATTCGATGAGTTTAAGGTAAAATTCGATGAATTAAAAACTAAAGCAAAAGAAGTTTTAGACAAAGTTGTCGAATGGTTTAAATCTATACCTGAAAAACTCGGTGAATTAAAAGATAAAATGCTCGGCATTGGTAAAAACTTGATTACTGGACTTTGGGAAGGTATTACTAATGCGAAAGACTGGATTCTTAAAAAAATTAAAGGATTTACTAGTGATGTTTTAGACGGAATTAAGAGTTTCTTCGGAATTCACTCGCCATCAAGAGAAATGGCTAAGATAGGTAAGTTCTTAGATGAAGGTTTAGCTGAAGGCTTAGAAAAAAATAAAAAAGATGTTTTAGACGCAGCAGAAGATGTTGGTGATGAAGTTTTAGATAGCTTTAATTACATAGAAGATGAATTAAAGAAAACTAAAATTGGTGATAAATTAGGTATTCTCAATGTAAAAGCAGGAAATCCTTTTGAAGGTTGGTCTATTAAAGAACTTAATGCTCATTTAAAAGAAGCAAGAAAGTCTTTACAAGAAACAAATAATGCTATTGCTGCAAATGGATTAAGTCAAGATAAATGGACTTCTTCGGTAGAAGCAACAAGTGAGTATGCTAAAAACTTAAAAGCTGGGTATGCTCAAGTTTCTTCAATGATAGATGCTCTTAATCAAAAAGCAACAGAACGTGAAGAATTAGGTTTAGCCCCACTTGAAAGCATTAATACAGAAATTAATTCGCTTAAAAAGATGTTGGATTTATATAAATCTGAAATCAATGAAGTAAAAAAATATACAGAAGATGCTTCAAAAACAGTTAAAACGTCTTGGGTTGACTCATTTGAGGAAGCACTAGGTATATCAGAAGAGAAAATGAAAGAATGGAGCGATGGACTCGGCGGTGCTATTGAAAAAGTGTCTGGCTATATTGAAAGTGCTTTTAACAAAATAGGCGAAATCGGTACAGCTCTTGTGGATTATTATAACCAACAAATCGAACAAGAAAGTGCTTTGTTAGATTACGAATTAGATAAATATAATGAAACAAAAGATGCTGAATTGGCTAAACAGCAAGAACTATATGATAGTGGAATGCTTAGTGAAGAACAATTAGCAGCTGTTAAGGCGAAATTAGAAAAAGAAAAACAAGATAAAGAAATAGAAACTCTCAAAAAGAAAGATGCTTTAGCTAAGAAGCAATTCAATGCTCAAAAAGCAACTTCTATTGCTACGACTTTAATAAATGGTGCTATGGCGGTTGTTAAAGGATTTGCTGATTTAGGACCAATTGGTGGTGCTATTAACGCAGCTGCTCAAGCAGTTTTAACTGGTATTCAGGTTGGAACTATTGCGAGTCAAAAATATGTTCCAATGTTAGCAAAAGGTGGCGTAGTTGATAACCCTACTTTAGCGATGGTTGGTGAAGCAGGTAAAGAAGTTGTAATGCCATTAGAAAACAATACTCAATGGATTCACGAATTGGCTGCTAAGATTTCTGAAATAATGAGTAAAGACTTTAGTTTTGGTGGTAATCTACAACCAGTATTTGCGCAAGCTCCAGTAGTTAATAACA